ATGCATTTAAAACATCTTGATTTTCTTTAGTTAGTCTAGCACCTGATGCAACATTTTGCGCTAAATTACTGATATTTGGGCCCATACCATCTAGAGACCCTAGTGTCCGTGTAAATGCCTGTTGCTGTTTATCGCTCATCATCGCCATTTGCATTTGAGAATCTACACTAGCTAATCTTGCTTTTAAATCGGCTTCGATTGCTTCCCTACTTTTGCCAGTAGCTCTTGATTGCAAGTCAATTTGCTGTGCTAATTCTGCACTTGCTTGTGCTAGTTCTTTGCGAGCGTCTGCATCGTCACGCAGGTTCTTTTTAGTATTAGATGCCATAATTGCGGCTGCGGCATTAAGACCTTCGACGCCGCCTGCGGCCGTAGCCATTTTTTGGCCTAGATCACTTTCAATAGTTTCTTGACTTAATTTTAAAAATCTTTGATTAGCATCTTGTGCATTTAAACCGATACCGGTTAGACTTGGTCCCATGTCTTTGAGCAATTTTAAATTGCCTTCCATGGTCATGCCGCCAGCTTTGGCTTGTGCTGCAAATTCTAAAACATTATTACCGCCAACTCCTTGCTTACCAGCTTGGGCAATCTGCTCGCGCCCTTTTTCTATTGATTGTACCAACCCACTAAGTTTTTCGCCAACGCTGGGAACAAGTTTAGTAATATTTCCAAAAACTGTAGCCATTTCGCTACCGTGCGCTCCGATACCTATAAATGCAGATATGACGGGTGCCGCAGCGACGCCGGTCTCCTTTACACTATTATAAAAATTTTCTAATAAAGCGTTTCCGCCAGCATTTATACCACTTGGTGTTCCGCCAGTGCCAGTCTTTGATCCAGAATTACCACCAAACACAGTTTTTAATGCATTTTCAAATCCAGTTTGTAAATCAGTTAGTGAAAAGTCAGCCATAATAAAATTTCCAGAAATGTACGTATATAAATACCTATGTTATATTTATCCGGAGTCCTATCATGGCAAATAACCCACTGCAAAAGTATTTTCGACAACCAAAAATCTTTATTAACTTACCAAGCCTTGGTGTGTATACTAAAGAAGGTACATTGAACGGAGATCCTACAAACATGCCTGTCTACGGTATGACTGGTATGGATGAAATTATTGTAAAGACTCCGGATGCATTAATGACCGGAGAAAGTACAATTAAAGTTATTGAAAGTTGCTGTCCTACTATTAAAGATGCTTGGGGGTTAAGCGTGTTAGACACCGATGTTGTGTTTGCTGCCATTAGAATTGCCACTTATGGTAACACACTAGGCCTATCAAACACTTGTACAAATTGCGGAACAGCCAGTGATTATGATGCAGATTTAAATAATATCATTGATCATTTTGCTGCCTGTAAGTACGATAATACTATCATAGTTGACAACTTAACTATTAAAACACAGCCGTTAACCTACAGACAAAGCACAGATTTCAGCTTAAAAAATTACGAATTGCAACAAAAATTAGCACAAATACAAAAAATGGAAGATAATCCAGAGCGTCAACATAACATTAATTTATTATGGCAAGAGCTTGCAGAAAGTCAAAAAAATGTATTTTCACTAACAATTGAAAGTGTTGAAGTAGAAGGAGTCATTGTAACTGAACGAGGTTTTATCAATGAATGGTTAGCTAACTGCGACAAAAAGATTGTTGATGCTATTAAAGATCATATTGAAATTAACAAACAACAGTGGGCTATGCCTAAATTTCCAATTAAGTGTGAGAATTGCGGACACGAAACAGCATTATTACTTGATCTAGACCAAAGTAATTTTTTCGAATTAGCCTAATTAATGCCCCATTTGCTGAAATAGAAGCAAAGTTAGTTAGGCTAGACCAAGAAGTTAAGCAGTTTAAAACAGAATTATTTAGACTTGCTTGGTATATGAGGGGAGGTGTTACTGTTACTGACCTCTTGTATACCTATAGTTTTGAAGATAGACAATCTATCTATACTGTTGTTACTGAAAATATGGAAACAACAAAAGAAACTCGACTACCGTTTATTTAAAATCTTTGAACAACGGTCGATCAAATTCGCTAGCTATTTTGTTAGAACTAGTGGATCCTGATCCACTAGGTGGTTGACTTGAAGCACCAATGTCAGTAGCAGCGTTAGGGTCTTGTTTAGTATCTTGTTTACTACCTTGGCCGTTGACTGGTTGGTTTGTTACTTGATTATTGCCGTATGGCAATTTAGAACTAAACCATCCTAGAAGTGCGTCTTCGCCCTTGACTCCTAAGTATCCCGCTGTTTGTCCAAATATATTGCCGGCCATAAATTCAGCAATGTGCTGTGCAGCAGTTGGATGATTAATAGCAGCCATAACTGCAATAGCACTACCTGTGCCCAGATAGCTAGTAATTATTTTTGCGAGGACAGTGGCACCTAATTTTCTAAAAACCCCAGCAATGATTGCCGCAGGCATTTTGATCAAAGTCATACTGGTAAAAATAGCAGCCCACTTGCCGATAAGTGCTGCCATCTGTTGTTGATGCCATTTTTCAAAGTCACTAAGTGATAACTCTTGAGCATCTAATAATTTCTGAGCCCGTTGCATATTATTATAATATACAAGTAGTGGGGCAGCAAACATTATCCCAATTGCAGGATACACTGTCCATGTTCTAAAGGACTCAATTGCCTCTCCGGCTGCTTTCCATTGAGCTTTAATAGCAGCTACATTGGCAGCATGTTTGGCATCGGCAATTTTCTTAATAGCCAGGTGTTCAGCATCTGCCATTACTTTTGCATCTCGAGCTAGCTCTTTACCAACTAGCTTTTCAGCGTCTTTTGCAGATATTTTTGTGCCAACTGCTGCCATCGCATCAGCTAGTTTTTCTACGGATTGGGCTCGACTGCCTTTACCTAGCATCCATGCGCCAGCACTAGCCAGAACATTGCCTAAGCCTTCATTAGTAGATTCAGATACGATATCAACAATTTTCATAGTAATGTATTTATTAAAGATGAACTACGTTCATCTGTTCTTCGCTTTCGCTCGAACTGTTTTCTTTCTTTTTAATTATTATTAACGCGAAGCGTTTAAGATATTATCTAGATTGTTCAGTCACACTTTGCCCTGACGGGCAAAGAAAATTGAACATTATCTGAGTTGCACAATCCACTTAGCGTTACAGCATTACAGAGGCGGTCATCCGGTACCTCGAGCTGTGTCTTTATATGACGGCGGCCTACTAACATACGCTAACATGCTAGTAAACGTGGGCTGTTAACCCTCTTTTTGCCTTAGACTTTCCTTTAAACAATCAAACCGCGGCAGCTTTGCGATCCTGGTCCTGTGAAGGATACTGATTGAGTACTCTTAGCAGCTAGAGATTCCGTCCCTGCGATCCGAGATCCAGGTTTAGGGCGCATGATATTAGCTTACGCTTGCTTACACTGCTTGATGAGCCTACGAATTTAGTTTTTTTATGTGGGAGCCGTGAACGCGAACTTGAATATGCCCGTTGTAATAGTCGTTACTTTCAAGAACTTTTCTAGTAAATTGTTCTCTAGCTTCAACGTATGAGCATTCTGCCTTTGATGTACAGTAAAACAAGATTTCTCTTGAGAAATTTTCTTTGCCTAAGGTGTCTATATCTGCCTGTAGATTAGGGCTTGAACCATAGTAAGTTTGCCAGTCGCTGTCAATCTTACCTCTAATCTTTTTTTTCTTCTTTGTGCCGTTTTTAAGTTTTACTGTTCTATAGGTTGTTTTAGAAAATTTGGCTAGTTTCTTGCCTATATATTTGCGTCCACTGATGAGATTTGTAATGATGTACACGAACCCAACACATGTGTCTGGTAAAGTTTCGACAATGTTGTTTTGATAAGTCCATGACATGCTTTAGTTAGCATCATCCGTGTCCTGTGCCTGTTGTTTTTGAGCCTGTCTTTTTGCTTCTCGCTCTGCAAGAATTATTTCTTTTTCATCCATCCATTCACGAATAACCACACGTCTAGCAGAGCAAATTCTACGAATGTCACTTAGTATATGGCGCACACGTATTGCGCTAGCCTTGGTTCCTTCGTTCATCCATGCCTGGTTCTCCGCAAAGTACTTGCGGAATTCTGCTAGCAATTTATCGTGCAGTTCCTCGTCTTGGTGCATTACTTCTTATTGTTTTGATCTAACATAGGAGCGACTTTTTCAATTTCGTGCTCGTGTGCAAACCTCTCCGGCGGCCCTGCCGACCAACTGTCCGATGTAAAAATTCTAACTGGTTTCCAATACTTAGAAATCAAATTATTGACAGCAACAATGCCTGCCACTACTACAACGATCCCTAACATTGTTAAAATACTTCCGGCTAAAAATACCGCCGCTTGGTCCATATCCATTATTCTGTTACCTCTAAATCATTTGCGTACGATGTAAAGCCATTTTCTTTAATAACTTTCAGTACATTGTTTACTCGTCCAATAAGTTCGTCTTTATGACTGATCAAGAACACGTTCTTTTTGCGTTCACGTGCTATCTTCTTCAGCACAGCCAGCGCACCTTCTACACCACTAGCATCTAACCCGTTGTCAATAAGTTCGTCGATAAACAATAGGTTAATACTTTGATATAAACTTTCCCAAACATCACGGAACGCCCACGACAACGATAAAATTAATCTGTTGCGTTCGCCTCTTGACAAGTTATCAAAATCTAGATCCTGCCCAAGTTGCATAATTTCTACAGTTAAATCATTTAAGAATGTAACTGTGTGGGGCAATCCCATCTTATCCAAATAGTAGGTAAGCCTATTATTAAGGTAGGCCAAGTTTTGATCTATGATCTTTTTGCGGATAAAGCTGTCTTTACTAGTCAGCAACTTGAGCAGAAACTCTTGATGTTCTTTCAATGTATTAAGAGTGTTGACAGACTCCCAAGTAATTTCCTGCATAGCAGTATTTTTTAAGTCGTCAATCTGCTCTTGATACGGATCTGTTTCACCTGCTTTAACTGTTAATTGTGTTTCAAGTGTTTGGATTGTGTTTTGATGTTTGAGTGCTTGCTCTATACTATCATAATATGTTTGCGGCCTACCGTTAATGTCACCGATGCTAACGAGTTCTTTGTTAATTTTAGCAAGATCGGCCGTTACTTTGTTCAGATATTTGTTAGCTTCATTTAAATGACCTTGAGCAGTGGCGGTCATTTCTTCGTGTTTATGATCATGCAGTGCTTGCTCACAAGCGTGGCATGTCTTGTTTGCTAGACTTTCTAATTCCTTTGTATACTTTGCTACACTTTTTTCAGCTTGCGACATTGCGCTTTCTAAAGTAGCACGTTCTTTGTTTAAACTTTTAATTTTTGCAGACTGCTCGTCGTATACTTTTAGCTTTGCATGAGATTCTAATTCTTTATCTATGTCAACATTTTCAAGTTCAATGATTGCACGACCAATCTTTTCTAAGTCGGTGTCGTGCTGAGTGTTCCAAGCATTTTGTCGAACAGCTAATGCGTCAATACTTTGTTGTATTTTATCGTTAGATTTCTTTGCTGCCTCGATATCTGCACTTTCTTGAAAAATATCATCTTTAGTCTGTCGAATAAGCTCTTTAAGAGCTTCGGCTTTTTCAGATAATAGCGTAACACCAAGTAGTTGCTCAATGATAGCACGTTGATCTGCGGCCTTCATAGACAGAAATGGTTCAGTATATGTGTTTAACGCAATGATATGCTTGAACATATCATGGCTCATACCTAACAATTCATCCAAGTCCTTCTGAGTTTCACGCATGTCACCCTGTGCATCATCAGATTCTTCAGCACCTTGTTCTTCATTGTTAACATAAAATTTCATAATGCTAGGTTTACGGCCACGCTCGACTCTGTAGTCGATACCATCTTTTTCAAAAGCCAACGTAACTAACATATTTTTGTTGTTAATTTTATTAATTAAGTTATCTTTCTTGATGTTGGTAAGCGCATTACCAAACAAGGCAAAGCTCAAAGCATTAACAATAGTGGTTTTACCAGTGCCATTACGTGATCCGTTATCGTCCCCGCCTTGATCTAAGTTTTCTCCCAGTACTAGTGTTAGGTTTTCCTGTGCAAAGTTTACTGCTTGTGTCTGGTTACCCACACTCATAAAGTTTTTAACTGTCAGTTCTTTTATTTTCATAGGCTATTATAAATTGCAAGAAGTGTGTTCTTATCAAACTGGTCAGAGTCAATACTTATAATTTGACTTGATACTATTTGATCCACACTTTCAAATGCTTGAATATCAATATTTGTGTTGATTTCAACTTCCTTACGTTCTGTTATTAACGTAAGTTCTCTAATGTCGTAATCAACAATAAACTTTTCTTTAATGAAGCTTGCTTCTTCGTATGTGATGTCAATATCTAGTGTAACACGTAAATGTTGCTTGGGCAATATTAACGAGTCAGCTTCATCAATAAGCTGACTTAGTTTAACTGTTCGGAAAGTGGGCTGTTTAGGCCACGTGTAATACTCAGGTGTTCCGCCCCACGCTAACACCATCATTCCACGTTCGTCATCCCAAGTATCTGCATAGTTGTGAGGAAAAGCGTTGCCAATATAGATCATATTACCTTTTTGTTGGCGCTTGTGAAAGTGTCCACTAAAGCCAAGTTCATATGATTTAAAACTTTCTAGATTAATCTCACCGTGGTCCGGCATCTGCACCATGGCGTTCATAAAGAAGTTAGGTAATTCAAAATGTCCAAAGATGTACTTGCCACCTTTCTTACCTACTGACTTCCACTCTTCTCCGACAAGCCAAGGGCATAGTGTGACATTGCCGATAGTAGTAGGCTCGTGTACAACAGTAATACCGGGAATATACTTGCCAAATTCAACTGAATGAATGTCCCGTTTATCTTTGTAGTACAAATCATGATTGCCGGGAAAAAAGTAAAAATTATCAAATGCCTTACCCAGTTTTTCCAAGGCCCGCAAACTATAATCCATCGTAGTGATGTTAAGGCTATTACGATTATGATGCCAATCACCCATAAAGATACCTGTATCACATCCTTCCTCCTTTGCTTTAGCAATGTACCAATCTACAAAATCTTCACAGTCTTGGTTATGTACTGAGCTGTTAGATTTTAATCCAAAGTGTATATCTGTAAAACAAGCTACTTTCTTAAACAAATTTGTCATTCTTGTGTCTCATCAAATCTTTTCATGGCACTTGCATGTTCTCCAGCACCGGTGCGAGAATAAGACGGATTCATTCCGTTAATTTCTAATATATCATCGCGGATGTTTTGATTGCGTTTTTCTATGTTAATAACACGAACAAAACTGTTAGTAACAGCCGCAGTGAAATAGGCAAATGGATTGTCAGATTTGCTTTCGTCAAATTGCAACCCAATCTGCGCTAATTGTAAAATAGCCTGCCCTTTCATCTCGTCATTATATGTGTAGCCACGAACGTTACCACGAGTAGCATATCTCTCGCACAATTTAATCATCATACGGGCCAATGTTGGAGTAATTTGCCCAGCATCTTTATCAAAGTATCCTGTTGCTAAATCACCCTTCCAATGACTTTTTCCAACACATATCAATGTATCAGTTTCGTCAAACTTCCAGTGCTGGAACGGCGGAAAGTTG